ATTTTGAGAGAAAGGCGTTTGCCATTTAAGAATGCTCCTGTGAAGATAGACGATTTTTGTTGGGGTTTTCGTCCAGGTGTCTTCGGCTTCGGAGCAGGTGTCGCGGTTGCGAGGTGTGTCTTCCGTTCGTCGAGAGGTGTGGTCTCGTAGAGGGATTTTATCTTACGGCGCGAAGATCGGCAAGGATCTTCTCGACTTCTTTTCGACGTTTCCCGTGATCTGCGTTTTTTTCGAGCTGCTGGTTTTCGGCGGCTCGGTCTGCCATGTCATCGTCTTCGAGATCGTCTTCGTCGTCGTCGTCGTCCATGTCATCATTTTCGGCGGCGTAGAGTGCGGCGATCTGACGAAGGGCTTGCGCTTCGCTTCGGTGGCATCCCATGACTTCCAGGTCGTCGTCTTTGACGACGGCGAAGCCTTGACACTCTGGATTATCGGACTCGATGTGGTACGGCATTAGGCGTCCGGCAGTAGGCACGAGACGACTTCGGTGCCGGTGGATACTACGGCGTAGAGCTTCTCGCCGGCTGGAATAGTCAAAGATAGCGATCCGTCGTCTTTTTCAAAAATGAAACCGGTTGAGGAGGTGACATCGGATGCGCCGAGATAGACGGTCGTGTTTGATAGTGCGTGGACGACTGCTGTGCGGTGTGTCGAGTCTGAGTCGATGAGGAGTGTCGCGGTTTCGCCGACGGTCGTGCGAGTTGATCTCATCGGCCGAGGTCTTTCAACAACATCGCAACGGCGTCGCGGTTCGGGGTGGTTGACTCTTCGCGCAATGCGCTCACGGTGGCCATTTCTCCGTATGCGCCAAAAGTGACGAGGGATACTTCTGCTAGGTGTGCTTTGATGCGCTCGATAACACCAGATGCAAGCCGGTTGTCTTTGAGACTGAGGAAACCGATTGAGAGCTGGTCTAGCGCGCCGTCTCGGACTAACTCTAGGACTTGATCTCCTCGGTCTGTTTTTGAGACGTAGAACTCGGCGTGTAGTCCGGCGGCGTCTTCGCGCAATAGGGTCGCGCGTCCGATCGGGAGTGCTTGGTGATCGTGGCCGACGAGTAGTTTGACGCGGTGTGCGGCTCGTGTGACGGCCGCGAACGCGCCTGGTCGGAATACTTCGGTGAGTTGCGAGTTAATGCGTTGTTCTTTGTTGTATGGGACGGCGAGTCCGACGATGGTGCGGCCGTCGCCGGCGGCTCGTATTTCGAGGTCGCTTTCAAATTGGCGTGTCTCAGTCATGGTCTTCTCCTTAGTCGACTTCCAGGATGCCGGCGTCGAGTTGAGTTTGTTCTAGTGGTTGTAGGTCTTCGAGTAGGCGTGCTTCGTCGGCGGTGAGGAAACCTCCGTCGATGCCGATCTTGTGTGCCTGGTATCGGGTGAGGGTGTCGGTGCGGAGGAATGCGTCGACGTTAAACTTTGCGACTTGTCCGCGCGGCAGTAGATCCGAGAAGGCTTGTTCGAAACGGATCATCCAGGGGGCGAGCGAGAAGCGGAGGAGCTGCTGTTGTTCGTTTTCGATGTTGCTGTAAGTCCTTGACGAGTTCGGTGCGCCGAGGTAGTAGGCCGGAAGGCCGAGCATATTGGCGATCTCGGTGAGGTCGAAGGTGCGCGACTCGACAAGTTGTGCGTCGCCGGCGTTGTCGGAGATTGCTTCGAACTTTGTTGACTCGTTGAGGACTGCTGGTTCGCGTGAGCGGCCGCCGTAATGGTTCATCCATTGTTGCTTTAGTAGTAACGCTTCGGCGGCGTCGAGGTCGGGGTTTGACGAGTACAGGATGCCGGAGGGTTGTCCGCCACCGGAGAAGTATCTTGCGGCGTATTCATTCAAGGCGATCGCGGTGCCGAGGCCTTGTCGTTGTGCTTGCAATAGTCCGACTCCGAAGATGTGTCCTGGAAGGGTGAAGCCTTTGACGTGCATGACTTCGGACTGATCGAAGGATTGTCCGTCGATCTGGAAACGCTTGCGGCCTTGCTCGATGCGGAGTTGTACGCGATCCGGTGCGATGGGGTAGATCGTGTCGGGGTAACCAGTCGCGGAGGTTGCGCCGAGTATTGCGAAATAGTTGCCGTGCATAATGCATGATGCGATCGCGGCCGAGATGGTTTCGATGCGTGTTTCTGGTGGATTAGGTCGCGACAAGATCGGCGGTGTCTCGATGCGTACACCGTTTCGGTAGTCTTGCAAAGGTAAACCACCAATAGCGTTCGCGATAAGGTTGACGCCTCGCCATACTCCAGGGATGGAGAGCGCCGAGTGTTCATCGACGAAGGTGCCGGCGTCGGCGACTGTACCGAAACGACTGATCCGTCCGTAGGAGTCGACTGACGCTCCGTTCGGTGCGATAACTTTTTGTCTACTCAGTAGGTCGGCGAGCATTGTTGCTTCTTTCGATTGAGATCCCGATTGCGATTGTTAGCGCGCCGAGTACTCCGAGACCGAGGGGGAGGAATACTAGACCGAATGCCACACTTAGAACAATACATCCGATGACTTGAATGATGGTAGAACTTTCTCTCAAAATATCTGACTCCTTTGAATAGTTTTTTCTTGACGTTGTGTGGCGTGATGCCAGGCGAGAGTCGCCGCGAATAGGGGCGTGATGTCGACGGCCGGTGAGCTGCGAGACCAGAGCCACGACTGGCCGAGCATTCTTTTCACGACACCGGCGGCGGCTTCGTCGAGTTTGTCGTGTGGTCGGATCTTGACTGAGCCGTCCAGCAGAGCGTCGTAGAAGAGTCCTACGGCGGCGGTGACGTCTTTTGTGCCGTATCGGATCACTTTGAGTCCGAGCGCCTCTAGCGGCTCCATGAGGCTTCCTGCTGGTGCGTATCCGTCGACGATGATCTCGGCGCGGTATTTTCTGGCGAGTTCTTTTGCCCGTGCTGGTATCCAGGAGACGCCTTCGCGCGCATCGACGATCTCGATATTTCCTGATCTGTCACATACGGCGATCGCGCCGGCGGAGCGGTCGAGTGCTACATCGACGGCGAAAGAGAGTTCGCCGGTCGGAGTGGTGTTCGGGATATTGACTTTTGACCATTGCTTCATTGGTATAAGTCTTTCATCCGAGGTTGTGTTGTTGTTCAAGTAGGCGCGCCGAAACTCTCCGAGAGGCATCGTCTGGAAGGCGTGGCGGATGACTTCGGCGTCGATGGTGAGATTGAGAGCCGGCATACATTTATCCCACACCGTCTCATCTTCGGGGTCGTCGTCGGGGTCGGCGCTCCATTCAAAATACGCGATCCCATTTTTGCGGCCGGCTTTGACTGCTTCGCGGCCTTGCTCGATCTTTCGGTTCAAGTAGGTCGAGCGTTGAGTGCCGGCGGTGGATACGACGATGAGCTGTGCGTCGCGCCTGGTGGCCATTGCTGGAAGTGCGGACTGTTCACGGCGGTCGTCTTCATCGGCGAAGGCTTCGTCGATGATGCAAAGGTCAACTACTTTTCCATGCATTGCCGTCAAAGAGTTAGCCACCGTTTCAATACGTGATCCATTTTTGAAGATGACTGCCTCGGCGCCGGCTCCTCGATACACGCGCGCGATCGACGCGGCGAGCGGTGTGCGCTCGATGAGGGGGACTTGATCGTCGATAAGTTTGCGCCTGGCATCCCATCCGGTCTGTGCGGTGTAGGCGATGCGTTGCGGTGTCGACCAGCGGAGCGCGCGGTGTATCTGCCAGGCGAGAGTCAAAGTTGTCTTTCCCGACTGGCGAGGGATCGTGATGCATATTTCGCGATACGCCGGAATGATAAGACCGGTCTTGCGGTCGACGACCATTTCGGTTCCCACATCGGCGACCATTCTTTGCCAGGGTAGAAGCGGCGTGCCGAGGAGCTGTGCGATGGCGGCGATCTCATGGCCGCGCGTCTTTCGGGTCTTAGTTCTTTTCGTCGCGTAACGCGGCGTCGAATTGTTTTGCAAGATCGGCGAGGCCATCGTTTTCATTTTGTGTACCAGATCGCAAAGTTGTTTCCGCCGCGCGATATTCCTTCCAGAGAGAAGCGTTCTCCGGATGCTCGTCGCACATACGCGCAAGATGACGCGCCGTTTCGACTAGCGCGGAGTCGACAAGTTCCAGGCGACCGGCCGTTCTGAGCGCCGAAATAGTTTTTTGAATTGCCTCGAAATTGGAAGAAACGACAAGAAACTCGTCGACTTTTTCTGTTTTTGCGCGTTTTTGCGCTGGTTTCGTTGTTTTTGTCATGACACCATTTTCGTTCATTTTGGGACTGAATATAGAACCACACAGCCTGCGTCGGGGTAGAAAACGTCTCTGAGGGAAAAAATGACGTCACCATGATCGAGATGCCTGCGTTTTGCGCTTCGCGATGCGTCCGAGGTTGCAATTTCGGCAGGATGCGCGGAGATTGTCGAGATCCCACCAGGCGCCACCGTATGCGACGGGAATGATGTGATCGACTTGATCGGCGATGGTGGTGCATTTTGAGCCGGCGATCTGGCATTTGTGTTTATCGCGCGCTAGTACTTCGAGGCGTACTGTTTTCCATTTGCCGCCGTATTGGGGTTTCTTTTTGGGTATTGCGTTCGGCATTAGATTAAGCCTGCGCCTTCGCATACTGGACAGGTGGCGAGGTCGTCGCCTTCGTAGCCTTGACCGTCGCATTTTCCACAGATTGCAACATGAGTCTCAAAGAATGTCTCTGATTTTTTTACATAGTCTTTATTAGACAGTTCTTCTAATAGCGCCTGAGTTTCCGACGACTGGTTATCCGTCTTCGGTAAGTAGTCGGGTTTCGTAATTGCCCACACGATATCCACAGGTTCGTCTAGTGCTTGTGGAGTGTCGAAGACGTAGGTCTTCGTTGACCAGCGGCCGCGCTCGTCTTGTGCTTTGACGCGCCGAAGATAGCCTTCGGTCTCTAATTCTTTGAGCATTTTGCGAATGGCGTCTCGGCCTTCTTTGCCGGCGCGCGCAAGGTTGAAAGAGTTTGTCTGCCAGTCGTCCGGATAGGAGAGGATCTCGATGAGGAGTGCGCGCGCGGCGCGTGAGAGCTGCTGGTTGCGGATGATCTGGTTGTCGACGATCGTGAAGTTCTTTTCTGGCCGGCGAGATCTGATGATGCTCATCGAGGGAACTCCTGAACGACGCGAGCGCGGATTGCTTCATGTACGTCTGGATGGTTTTTCATGATCCATCGCCAGGCGTAGACGCATTGCCGGTGATATCGCTTTGAGGATAATGCGGCGTCACGTTTTTTCTCTGCTTCGGTTCTAGGCGTCTTGTCTAGGTTGAGGTCTTTATCATATTTCGATGGGTCTGTCACGCTGTTCTCATTTTTCTTCTAGTGGTTTTTCTTTGTCGACGATTGTGCATATCGTCTCGTAGGTTTCGGGGTCGTTGTCTTTGATGTGTTTGAGAGCGAGTGCCGCGCGCAAGGATGATCGCTGGTTGATCCTCCTGGAGCGTTCTCGTACCGTCGGGTCTTGTCTATACGATTTCATGTAGCGCGCGTCTTGTCGGCTCATATGGAGGGTTCTGGTGAGGTTGTGAGGCGTCTGCGTCTGCCGGCGAGACGGTCGGTTGCGGCTGCTAGATCTGATGGCCTCCAGACGTACCACTCGCCACCGGCAAGACGGATCTCTTCGAGCCATTCTTTTTGAGCGATGTCGAGTCGGCCGATCTGCGTTTTGAGTTCGGCGAAGATGATGCCGCCGACTCCTCGGTCGTTGGCTTTGACGAACACGATATCGGGGAAGCCGGCGTGGCCTTGAATGGCGGTGCGGTAGCGGCCTTGTGCGTTCATCGAGGGGAGGTCGTGATGGACGCGCCATCCGTACATCGTGGCGATGGAGATGAGCTGGTTTTTGAAGTCGGACTCTTTCATGCCGGCTCGACTTCGTATTTGCCGCACCAGTCGTATTTATGAACCGTCGGCCATATCGACATATTGTTCTCGCCTGCTGTTGGAGGGTTGATCCGACAGTCGTGCCAGTATTCCTCGTCGAGTTGCAATGATGAGAAACGGCAGTTTCCGCATTCTTTACCGTAGATCTTCGTCATTCCCACCTGCCGCTCTCGTCATAGTTTTCGATCCAGTCGGCCGCCCATAAGGTGATGCAAAGAAAGACGGAGAGGACGCCTATGACGGCGAAGATGCCTAGAAGGTTTCTCATTCGATGCCGCCTTGTGGTTCGGCGATGACACTCTGGAGGAGTTCTGTCGCGAGGGCTTTGAACTTGTTGCGCTGGTGTTCCATGTCTTGCAATTCGAGCATGAGTTCGTTGTATTGCTTGATGATGATATTGAGTTCGGCGCGCAATTCGTTTCTCTGTTTGCGGACGTCGTAGAGCATCGACGAGTAGTCGAGGACGGTGATCTGGTCGTCTAATGGTTGATCGTTCATTTGATCACCGGTGCGCTTTTGAGTTCGTTGATGAGCTGCGAGGCTTCGTCAAAGGTCAACTCATTCGAGATCTCTGCGTCGTAGCCTCGTTTCTTTGCGAGGTCTCTGATGTAGTCGCGTTGCTTTTCGGTGGCGAGTCCCGACGGCCGTGATGGTTTTGATGGGAAGGCGTGATCGGTTTCGTCGTCGTCGACGACTGG